CCTGCACGGTCGTGCCGGCCTGCGTCGTGCCGTCGATCTCCGGCTGCAGGTCGAACGTCGCGCCCGAGCCGGTCTGCACGCCCGACCCGTCCGTGAAGCCGACGACCGAAGGCGCGGACGGCACGATCTGCAGCGCGGCGACCTCCGACATCTCGAACGGCGGCAGCGACGAATCGATGGCGGCGTGGGCGACGAGGTCGGTCTCGCCGAGCGGGAGCTGGGTGAGCGCCACCTGCCAGTTCCCGAGCGCGTCGGCCACGACCGGCTGCGACAGCGCCACCCCGGCGCTGGTCGTGACCGTGACCGCGCTGAGCGCGGGCGCCGTCCCGGTGAGCACCGGCGTCGAGTCCGTGGTCGTGAGGCCGCCCGCCGAACCGATGCTGGTCGCGGCGGTCAGGCCGACGATGGCGACCCCTGGCTCGTTCCAGGCGAGCAGCGTGCCCGGGTCGGTCTGGTTGTAGGCGAAGCCCTGGCCGACGACGACGGTTGACCCCGTGGTGTGGTCCGTGACCACGACGTCGTCCGCGGATCCGTTGTAAGCGATCGAGATCGCGTCGCCCGCCGCCGGGGTGAACTCGTAGTAGCCGCTCCACGCGTCAGACGAGTAGACGTCCAGCACTTGGCCGCCGGCGACGAGGGAGATCGCGCCGTTGCCCGTCAGGATCGTCGTCGGGCTGAGGCCGGCGTCGATGGCCGCCGTGCCGGCGCCCCCTGTGTAGACCAGCCGGCCGCCGCCGCCTTGGATCGAGATCGCGTTGGAATCGGCCGAGGCGTCGATCAGGAGCTGGCCCGATCCCCCGAGGACCGTGTCGACGCCCTGGCCGGCCGTCAGCGTCGCCGCGGCGGCGCCGAAGGTGATCTGGTCCGAGCCGGGCTGATCGGTGAAGGATCCGCCGGCGGCGCCGTTGATGATGACGTTTGGCATGATTTTCTGCTCTCACCTCGCGCCTGCAGCGCGGTTGCGTTGGTGGAGCACTCATGCCCGGGTAGTCTGAACAAACCCTTAACTCGCTCTGCAGGCGAGCCCCTCCCGGGGCGGCCCGAAACGAAGGAAGCCGGACCTTGCGGTCCGGCTTCCACGTGGCCTCGGCGTGAGGCGGAGGCGATCAGGTGATGTTGGTGATCTTCAGCGAGCCGGCCTGCGACGTCGTGAGGTTCAGGAAGGTGATCGTGCTCGAGTCGGAGAGCGTGATGGTCAGCGGAGCGCCGGCTTGGCTGGTGACGGTGTGCGACGTGTAGCCCTGGAGGATCAGGGTGTCGTTGTTCGGATCGAAGTCGGTGATGGTGTCCTTAACGTCCGAGGCGACGGGCTTGTAGAACCAGACGCTGTCCGTGCCGAGGCCGGTGTAGATCGAGTCGGTCCCGGAGCCGGCAGCGATCACGTCGTCGCCGGATCCGCCCGCCAGGACGTCGTTCCCGCTGCCGCCGTAGAGCGTCGAGCTGCCGCCGGAGTAGCCGCCCTGCAGGGTCTCGTTGCCGCCGCCGGCGTACATGACCGCCTGTGCGCCCGACATGGTGCTGGCGTAGAGCGTGTCGCCGCTGCCGCCGCCCACCAGGGTGCTGGCGCCTCCGCCGGCCGCGATCACGCCGTCGCCGCCCGTGCCGAGCACGTAGACGCCGCCGCCCGTCGCGCCGTCGTTGCCGAGGATGTTCACCCCGGCCGCTGCAAGCCCGAACACCGTGGACGGGGCGCTGCCGATGAAGAAGGTCGGGTCGCCGTCCGTGTTGGTCACCAAGCCGAGCACGTTGGCGCCGCCGGCGTGCACCGTGTCGCCGCCGCCCATCGCGACCGTGTCCTGACCGGACGAGAGATAGATGTCATCGCCGTCGACGGAGCCCGGCGTGCCGTTGCCGGAGCCGATGAGCCAGTCGCCGGACAAGCCGCCGTTCGCGTTGTTCAGCGCGCCGCTGAAGCCGGTCGAGCCGGCGATCGTGTTGAGGCCGCCGCCGACGAAGATGGAGCCTCCGACCGAAGAGGCTCCCGCGTAGAACGTCGTCCCGCCGGTGCCGGCCAGCACCGAGACCTTGGCGACCGGGGCATCCCCCGCCTGGATCGTGACAGGTGCATTCGCATTGTTGACGATCGCGACGTAACTGGATGGCAAGGTGTAGCTCGAGCCGCCCGATGCAGCTCCGCCGGTCGACTGAATGCCGCCGATCACGAGCTCGTTTTCCGTGCCGCCTGTCGGCAGCGCGGCGGCCGAGGGATTATACGGCTGCGCCGTAAGTGTATTATTTTGGACGGCGCTGGTGATCTGATTCGCCAGCTGTTGAGCGAAAGAGGCGTTTATCGACGACTTGAATGGGACCGCGATGGTGCCGCTCGCACCGAGCACCGTTACAGCTGTCATTGACCAAACCCTTGCCAGAAAAAAAAAGAAGAGCGGACGCTTAACGAATCTCAGTGGTTAACTGGGTCTTAAGGGATCAGACGTTCTGCGGGCAAGCTGTAATTTGCTCGCGATAGCGTGACGGGTGGAGCCGCTCCAAGGGTTAACCGCAGGTTGGCACGCACGTGCAGCATGAAGTCCAAATAAACTGCCACAACCGGAGCGGGTCGCGTGATCATTCACGATTATGTGTGAGGCGTCGGGCCGTCATTAAAAGCAGTTGTTGATCACCCGGTGAGCACACGCGATACAGCCTGAGCAATGCAACCTCGTCGCCGGTAGCCGAGGGTTCGCAAGGCGAAAACGGGTCCCCGGCCGGGCGCGCCGCGGCGTCCGGGTCGTGTCGCTCGCCGATCAGGTCGGCGGCGTCGATCTCCAAGACCCTGCAGACCGCGGCCAGGTTGGCGGTCAGCTGGCCTGCGCGTCCGGTCTCCCACTGAGCTATTGCACTGCGCGAAACACCGACGGCGGCGGCAAGCGCCTCCTGCGTCATCGAACGGGCGCGCCGCGCCTGCCTGATCCTCTCCGCCGCGCCCGCATTCAAAAGGCTTCAGCCCTCAGCATCGCTCACGTTCCGTTGACAATCGGCGTTAGTTATCCATACTAACAGTTGTTAGCAAGTGGGCAGGTGATATGTTCGACAGCGTCGCATGGTCCGCCGCGCAGGACGCGCGGTTGAGGAGGCTGCGTCTCGACGGCTCCACCTGGAACGCGATCGCGCTCGAGCTCGGTCGGACGAGGTGGACGGTGATCGAGCGCGCCCGCCGCATCGGCGCACCGGGCGGGCCGCCGCAGCCGCCGCCGCGCTTGGCGGCGGACATCGGCGACGAGCGGCTCGCCCTGCCGGCCGGGCATCCGCGCAGCTGGCGGGCGATCACCGACCGCACCCTGCTGCACGACGAGCCCTATCCGCTTCCCGTGTTCTGCGAAGATCTCTCTGAATACAGGAACAAAACATGAACATAGTCGCCCGCTCATCGCTGCGCCGTTCGTCCTGTCTCGGGGACGACGGCGGACATCCTCCGACGGCGATCGACGCGGAGCTCGTGATCTACCGGCTGGAGGAGGCGGGAGCCTCCCTGCTGGCGCTGCCGAACACCGGCTTCACCACCGCGATGCGGACGTCGAGCCTCGACGTCGTGCGAGCGGCCGTGGAGGGGTATGGCTGGTCGGCGCGCCAGGTTCGTCCGCCGGCGCCGTCGGCGGAGAAGATCACGCGCATGGACGAGGCGCTGGCCTGGATGGCGATGATCCCCGACGACCGCTACGTGCTGCGCCGCATCGTCGGGGCGCGCAGCCTCGTGAGCCCGGTCACGGAGCGCCACCTCTACAGCTGGCGGCGGCTGGCGGCGCTGCTGGGGGCCGATCACAAGGCCGTCCAGCGCTGGCACGGCCAGGGGGTCGCGCTGATCGTCACGGCGCTGGCGAGGCGAGCCGCGGGTCGCGGGCTCCGCTGAGCCTCGCCTTTGCAAGGAAAGTCGAGAATATGAAAATAGTCCTTGACCGGCGCCCCAAGATACCGTAAGAAACCATATATGATGTGGCGTCGCGGCCGAGTGCAGCGTCCGCCGCTCTCCTCTATCAGCTGAAGTGACCCGCCCGCCACGGAGGCATCTCCGAGGCGGGCGCTTCGCGTGCGTGTTCCGGCGGATCCCTCGCCGGCCTCTCTCGCGGGGATCGAGAGGCGCGCCCCGGCCGCCTGCGCGTCTGCGAACCCCGACGAGGCAGGTGTGAGATCGCGCCCAGGATGCCGAGACCGGCGGCCGAGCCGCCCGGCGCGCCTGCGAGGGCGGGCGGCGCGGCCTTCGAGGCTCCCGGACTAGCGGACTGGGCGGTCAAGGCCCTCGAGCCGCTGGGTCAGGCGCCCGCCAAGCACCACCTTCATCTGTTGGGCGAGCTGCAGCGGCTGTCCGGAGGCGACATCGACCGGCTGATGGTCCTGATGCCGCCCGGCTCGGCGAAGTCGACCTACGCCTCGGTGTTGTTTCCGGCCTGGTGGTTCACGCAGCATCCGAAGACCTCGGTGATCGCGGCGTCCCACACGAGGGGCTTCGCGGAGGATCTCGGGCGCCAGGTGCGCAACCTGGTCGCCGAGAACCGGTCGAGCCTCGGCTACGGGCTGCTGGCTGACAGCCGCTCGGCCGCGCGGTGGGAGACGTCGACGCTCGGCCGCTACTTCGCGACGGGGGTTCGCGGGGCCCTGGTCGGGCGGCGCGCGGACCTCGCGATCATCGACGATCCGATCCGGTCGCTCGACGAGGCCGAGAGCGCGGCGGCGCGCGACCGCCTTTGGGAATGGTACCGCAACACGCTGCTGACCCGGCTGAAGCCGAAGGCGGCCGTGCTGCTGGTGATGACGCGATGGCATGAGGACGACCTCGCCGGGCGCCTGCTCGAGGCGCAGCCCGCGGAGTGGACCTGCCTGCGGCTGCCGGCGCTGGCCGAGGCGGACGATCCGCTCGATCGGCCCGTCGGCGCCGTGCTGTGGCCGGAGTGGGAGGACGCGGCGGCGCTGGCGCGCAAGCGGGCGGGCGTCGGCGAGCGGACGTGGGCGGCGCAGTTCCAGCAGAGCCCGCGCACCTTGCAGGGGCGCGTGTTCAAGACCGCCGCGATCCGGACGCTGAGCCCGCCGCTGCCGGAGTTCACCAAGGTGGTCCGCGCCTGGGACCTGGCGGCGACGGAGGCGGTCGGCGGCAGCGACCCGGACTGGTCGGTCGGCCTCAAGCTCGCGCGGGAGGCGGGCGGGCGCACCGTGGTGCTCGACGTCGTGCGGCTGCGCGGCTCGCACTGGGACGTCGAGCAGGCGATCCGCGCCTCGGCCGAGCTGGACGGCGCGCAGGTCCTCGTCGGGCTGCCGCAGGACCCCGGCCAGGCCGGCAAGGCGCAGGCGAGCTACCTGGCCGCCGTGCTTGCCGGCTACCGCTTGGACATCTCGCCCGAGACCGGGCCCAAGACGACGCGGGCGATGCCGGTCGCCTCGCAGATCGAGGCCGGCAACCTCGCGATCCTGCCCGGGCTGTGGAACGGCGCCTTCATCGCCGAGCTCCGGGACTTCCCTGGCGGCGGCAAGGACGACCAGGTGGACGCGCTGTCGCGCGCCTTCGGGATGCTGGTGCAGGCCGCGCCGCCGGCCCGACGGCTGATCTTTCGGCACATGCAGCGGTAGGATCGAGATGTTCGAGACGATCTGCGACCTGATCCCGGCGGACGCCGGCTATCCGCCTCGCGCGCGCGTCCTCGACATCCTGCGGCGGGTGCTGGACGGCACGCTGTACGACGCGCTGCCCTACCAGTTCCACGAGGAGCGGACCGCCGGGGGCGACTACGTCCCGCTGCGGGCGCGGCGGCCGAGCGTGCGCTACGCGCTGTGCCGGGTGGTGGTCGAGAACAGCGTGGCGCTGCTGTTCAGCGAGGCGCACTTCCCGACGTTCGACTGCCCCGACCGGTCGGTGACCGCGGCGCTGGCCGCCGTGGTGAAGGAGAGCCTGCTCAACCAGACGATGATCGAGGCGGCGCTGCGCGGCTCGGTGGGCTCGGCGGCCGTGCTGATGCGCGTGCTGCGCGGGCGGGTGTTCTTCTCGGTGCTCGACACAAAGCACCTGACGCCGGCGTGGGACCCGCAGGCGCCGGACACGCTGGCGCGCGTGACCGAGCGCTACAAGGTGGGCGGCGCGACGCTGGCCGCCGGCGGCTATGAGATCGCCGACCCCGACCAGGAGTACTGGTTCGCGCGCGAGTGGGACGCCGAGCTGGAGACGTGGCTGCTGCCGAGCCCGGCGGGCGGCGCGCAGGAGCGTCTGGTCGACGAGACGCGGACGGTGCGTCACGCGCTGGGCTTCGTGCCGATCGTGTGGATCAGGAACCTTCCCGGCGCGTCATCGACGGGCGATCCGAGCGACGGGGCCTGCACGTTCCGCGCCGCCGTCGAGACGTCGATCGAGATCGACTATCAGCTAAGCCAGGCCGGCAGGGGGCTGAAGTACAGCAGCGATCCCACGCTGCTGATCAAGGAGCCCGCGACGACCGACGCGGAGATCGTCAAGGGCGCCGGCAACGCGCTGGTGGTCAGCGAGAAGGGCGACGCGAAGCTGCTCGAGATCGGCGGCACCGCGTCGGCCGCCGTGATGGAGTACGTGCGCGCGCTGCGGGAGCTGGCGCTCGAGAGCGTGCACGGCAACCGGGCGAGTGCGGACCGGCTCACCGCGGCGCAGTCCGGGCGCGCGCTGGAGCTGATGAACCAGTCGCTGATCTGGCTGGCCGACAACCTGCGCGTGAGCTACGGCGAGGGCGCGCTTCTGGCGCTGGGTCGCATGGTGGTGCGCGCATCGCACGTCTACCGGCTGGAGGTGTTCGGCGAGGCGATCGGGCCGCTCGACCGCTCGGCGCGGCTCTCGCTGAGGTGGCCCGACTGGTATCCGGCCACGGCCGACGACCGTCAGCGCGAGGCGCAGACGCTCTCGACGCTCGCGCGCAGCGGCCAGATCAGCCGCCGCACCGCCGTGCAGGCGATCGCGGACAGTTACGACATCGAGGATGTGGAGGCCGAGCTGGCGCGCATCGCACACGACATCGAACAGGCAGGAATCAGCGATGCCCGAGACCGAACAGACGAAGACGCCTGAAGATCTCATGCTCGAGCTGCAGTCGCGGGCGGACGACCTCGAGCGGCAGCTCTCGGCGATCAGGACGGAGACCGACACGCGCCTGATCCGCGCGGAGCTGAAGGCGGAGGCCGTGCGCGCCGGCATCGTCGACCTTGACGGGCTGAAGCTGCTGGACCTGTCGGCCGCCAAGCTGGACGGGCGCGGCGAGGTGGAGGGCGCGGCGCAGCTGCTGGCGCAGCTCAAGCGGGCGAAGCCCTGGCTGTTCGGCGCCGCCTCCTCCTCCAATCCGGCCAGCCCGCCGGCGGCCCAGCCGATGCGGCAGAAGCTCGCCGGAGAGATGACCACGGCGGAGTGGAGGGCGGCGCGCGCCGACCTGGTCCGCCGACGCTTCTGAGGCGTCGCCGGCCGCTCGAGCCTGGCCGTCGGAGCTGCCCGCGGGAGCGTGCGGTCGCATTCTCGTATCGTTAAGAACGACAACTGCCGAAAGGGATCGGACGCACCTATGGCAATCTCGAACTTCCCGGCTGCGCTGCAGCCGATCATCCAGCAAGGATTCCTCGAGCGCGAGTTCCAGCAGGCGCTCCGCTCGCGGCTCGGCTACCGCGCCGTCTCGGACCGGGAGGAGATCGCCGTCGGCATCGGCGAGACGCTGACCAAGACCCGCGCGGGGCTGAAGCCGACGGTGACGACGCCGCTGGCCCCGGCGACGAACACCAACCTGGACAACGGGCTGAGCGCCACGAGCTGGGGCGTCGAGCAGTACACCCTCTCGATCAACCACTACGCGGCCACGACCGACCTCAACATGGTCACCAGCCGCGTCGGCATCGCGAGCCAGTTCCTGCAGAACGCGTACGCGAACGGCGAGCAGGCCGCCCGCAGCCTGGACGAGCTGGCGCGCAACGCGCTGTTCGGCCCGTATTTCGGCGGCAACACGCGGGTCGCGACGACGCTGGGCGCGGGCGGCCCGAGCATCGAGGTCGACGACATCCGCGGCTTCACCACGACCTTCGTCAACGGCGTCCCAGTGCCGGTGACCGGGTCTGCGACGCTGTCCGTGACGGTGGGCGCCGACCTCTACACTCTGATCGGCGCAGCGGCCGACGCCGTGAACACCTC